ACTTTTAAAATCTTCAGATACAGGTAACCTACTTTTCCATTTTTTAAGATTTAATTTTAAATTGTTTGGTATTTTTATAGATAAGTCTTTCCAGAAACGACTATCTTTTTTACCACACAAATAATGCATCAACACAAAGTCTCTTATATTTTCAAATAAAGCAGTGCATGATTTATTGTAGTCTGCTATTGCTGTAGAGTTATAATTAGGAAGATGGTTCATTAATAAAAAACATTGCTGTATGCAACTGCCAATGGAAGAGGCCTCTAAGGGTTCTATAAAATTAGCAGATAAACCCATGGCCACACAATTACCAATCCAGGTTTTATCTATGGCTCCTGCATCAAATTTAATATTCTTACCTATCTCTATTTTATAACCAAGGTATTCTTCAACCTCTTGTTTAGCCTGTTGTGCATTTATGTATCTGTTATCAAAAACATACCCATTACCCCATCTACCTTGAACAGGTATTCTCCACATCCAACCAGCCTTCATGGCTTTTGCTAAAGTATAAGCAGGATACTTAGAGGTTTCTTTTGTAGGAAAAGCTATAGCTTCATTCATAGGTAGATATTGTGAATAAGATATCCACTTGCCTCCTAATTTTTTTATTAATAACTTTTTAAAACCTGTAGCATCTATGTAGAAATTAAATTTATATTTTTTATTTAATGAAACTATGTTTTTATTTTTTATTTCTATGCTTGTTATTTCATCTTCAATTATAGAAATATTTCTTTCTTTGCATTTTTTAATTAAATAATTATTTAATTTAAAAGTATTAAAATGAAATTGATCTGAGATATATTGATGAACTACTTTGTTATCTTTTAATTGATCTATTTGTGTGTACTCACTTTGTTGTAAATTATTTGTTATGGCGTACCCAAAACCCGCTAGATATTGTTCTTTTCTTATATTAAATATTTGAGGAGAAACTTCATGTATAAAATCTTTATCTGTCCAATCTTTAAAAAGAATTCCATATTTTAAAGTAGCCCCTGTTTCTTTTATTATTTCCTCTTTATCAATATTACAGAATTTTAAAAACTGTGTGAATTTATTTTCACTACCTTCACCTACACCTATGATTCCAATCTTGTCAGATTTAATAACAGTGATATCTATGTTTAAACTTTGTTTTAACATCAAAGCCGATATCAACCCAGCAGTTCCGCCACCAACAATACAAATATTTTTCATTTAAAATTTTCACCACATGCCCAAATGACTAAGGAGTATCTCTTGCCACTAATTACAGGTTTGACTCTGTGATAAACAAAAGATGGAAATATTAATATAGTTCCTTTTGGTTGTTTTCCCATTTTTATTATTTTCTTATCTAAAAGTCTAAATTCTATTTCTCCACCTTCATATTCATTAGGGTTACTTAATAAAATAATACCAGATAATTTTCTAATATTTTTTTTATTTGGAAAAGCATCGGGATGCCAACTGTAATGTTGTTTTATTTTATATTCAGTGAATTGAAAACTTTCATATTTATCAAACTGAAAATTCCATTCTGCATTTCTATTTGCTAGATGAAAAAATTCATCAAACCATTTTTTAATCCATAGATCATTTAAAAAACAAACGTTAGAATTTCTTACTTTTTTACAATTTTTCTTACCGTCAATAAATCCTAGATGTTTATTTTTTTGATTACCTAATTTTATAACATCATTACAGAATTTATCTGGTAATTCTTTTTCAAAACGCCAAAGGTATTCTTTCAAAATCATTTAATCTTTCTATAGTTTATTATAAATAATAAACTATTCCCAAGAAGAAGTCGAGGGATTCCAGTTTTGAATTTCTGCTGGATCTAATACAGAGTTATCATTAGCTATGGTTTTTATAGACTGCCATCTTTGATTGTCTTCGTCCCACACTACTTCTGAATCTTCTGGGATATTTGATGGAAATGTTACAGGAGCTTCATATCGACCTGTTGAAGTATTTAATGTCCAACTAGAGTAAATTTGAGGTGTGCAAAAAATTTGATATTCGTCATTCCATGAACCACCTATTATTGCCTTAACTCCATTGGTACCATCTTCATAAGTTTGAATAAATCTTGTGCCGTTTAAACTTAATTTACAATCGTTTATGTTTTCTGCAACAATAACGTTGATTACTAAGTTTTCACTATTAAGCTCTGCAAAGTGTGCCATTAGAAGTCTATTGTTCCTGTTACGTTAAATGTTGCTATTTTATCTCCCGTTGGTCCATCAGTAGCAACTGAATTTGTACCAGGAGACACTGATATGTCGGTGGCACTTGGACATCTTAAAACAACTCTACCACTGCCGCCAGTTGTAGTTCCCCAAGGAGATTGTTTCCAACCACCGGCACCACCACCTAATCCATTAGTTCCATTAGAATTTGCTGCTCCACCACCTGATCCTCCAGGTGATCCATTAGAAAATTGGGCTCCGTGTCCGCCTCCAGCTCCGCCACCAGCGTAACCTACAGGAGAACCTGATATGTTTGAAGTTGATCCGCCGCCTCCGGCTCCGCCACCGCCGCCACCTTGGGCTCTTGGTGAACCAGACCCACCTGAATTACCTTCAGAAGGTGTGTAACCTCCAGCATTTCCTGAACCTCCAGGAAGACCCGATTGGCCTCCGCCACCTGAGCCTCCAGGACTTCCAGTTCCTGGACTGTCATTTCCGCCGAATCCACCTCCTGTTGAAGAAATATCTCCAGCAGTTGAATTTCCACCAGATCCCTGGTTACCTCCATCTCCAACCGTGATAGTTGCTCCAGACTCTATTTCTATTGCGGTTCCACCTGGAAAAGAAGTTCTATAACCTCCTCCGCCGCCACCACCTCGGCCGCCATTATTTCCAGAAACGTTATTAGCACCACCGCCGGCTACAACTAAATATTGAAATTCAGCTACTTTTACTCCACCACGTCCGTAACCACCTTTTGATGCGGCTCCGAATGTTCCTAATATTGGCATAATCTTTCTCCTCCTAATTTATTACGCAAACTGTGTTTGAGACGCTAAAACTGTAAACGTCGCTGATCCAGTTTTTATAATAGTGTACGAATAAACATCTAAAGAGTTTGCATTTCCAGCAGATGGAGCTGATCCACCTTGCCATTCTGGTGTTACCGATGAACCATCAATTTGAACTACGTTATTGTAGTAAGCTGATGATCCTTGTTTTACAATGTGAGCAATCGTAATTGATTCACCTGTATCCATGATTGAATCTAAAGAGTTTGATCCGTCACCTCTAATATTTAATGTGTAGTTAGCTGCAGCGTCTGATGTAAAGTTTAAGACTGCTTGAGTAAGCACATCATAGTTAATTGTACCTGTAGCTGCAGTAGCTGAGTTTGTAACTTTTTCAGCCACACTTTGAATTTTACCTTGACCATTGAAAGTTGCTCTACCAACTCCTTTTGGTGTAATGTTAAAATCAATGTTACTGTCACCACCTGTCGCTGCTATTTCAGGTGCATCACCTGTAGCTGCGTTAGTGATTTGAAATTCGTTAACTGCAGATCCAGTAGTTATAAATTTAACTTGTTCATTAGAACTTTCGTCCAAAATAGAATTACCACCATCTATGATGATATTGTTTCCATTTGCATCTAAATTACCTGAAAGTTGTGGTGTGATGTCAGATGATAAATCTGTGAATGCTGTGTCTATAACATTTGTTCCATCTGAATAAATCATTTTTGTAGTTTTATCACCAGCTGCCCAAGTTACTCCAGATCCTGAAGTAGTTTTGAACGTTACTGTGTAAGCACCAGTAGTTGCGTTATCAACTATAAAAGTTTTTTCAATTGAATCAGGGATAGTTACGTTAAATGCATCGTAACCACCAATCGCTTGTTCTAGAATTAATAAGTTTGTATTAGTTATCTGTCCCCAAGTTCCCGAGTTTTCCCCAGTTGCTTGGACTGTAAGTTTAAGGTTTGCCGATGTAGAGTTCGCCATTTTTTATCTCCAATTCTTAATTATATTATAAATTATTTTATATAGTGTCAAACACTAATTTTAAGCAGCATTTGTAGGAACTTCCTGCCATCCTGGAGGTGTCGTTGGCGCTGAACCTGTATCGACTGCATTCCAAATCAGTACATTTGTACCTGTACCTTGTCCCATTGTCAAGTTATTTCCAGTAGGAATTACCTTACCTTCTCCAATAACTGTAACTGATCCTAATCTAACTTGTTGTACTCCTAGACCCGTAATTGTAGGTTGCGTAACAGCATCTAAAACAGCTGTTCCAAGAGCCGCTGTTAATGTGAAAATATCATCTGTATCTGGTCTGTATAAACCATCACCCCAAGTAGATTCTGACCATGTTCCATCACCCCATCCCATTGCCGCTAATGGAGCTATATTTGCGTCTCCTGTAATATCAAAAGTATTACCAGCAGCTAAAGCTATAGCCATAACTTGACCTGTAGCTTCTGCATCTGGAGCTGGATCTGCACCAGAGAAGTTTTCTAACATACTCATTACCAGAGTATTTGTTTGTCCATTACCCCATGCACTAAAGCCCCAAGTTGATCTGTATCCCCAGTAACCTGGACTAAATGCATTTACCTCTGCAATAGTTCTAAATTCAGAAGCTTCATCACCTAACGTAGCTGTTAACTGAATACCTGTAGGAACAACTATTTCTGGATCAAAAGTTTGATTCATGGTCATTGAAAGACCAGTAGGTTCTGCAACAAAAGAAGCAAACGCTTCTTCATCACCTTGAGCAATAGTCATTGCTCTACCAGTTGCTGTTACATTAGAATCTCCATCAAATGATAGCCCTGCACTTCCTTCAAACGCAGTCATTTGAATACCAGATGGTTCTACTACCTGAATAGATGCTCCCCATCCTTCAACGCCCCAACCATCAGAGCCCCAACCTGTATTAATTTCGTTATCGATTGTTACGCTTGCCAACGTCATTGACATTGGGAAATTATTTGCCAATGCTTGTCCTCTTATACCCCAAGCATTAACGTTCCATCCTAGTCGTCCCCAACCAGAATTAATTTCTGCGTCGATTAAAGTTTGATTACTTAATGATACTGTTCCACTTACACCTGTAGGTATGGCTGTTCCAAAACCATTCCAAACACCTGTTCCCCAAGTTTCTCTTCCCCAACCTGTGCTTGAAGATTGTTCAACTTGACCAATGCCCATTGACATTGCAATTCCAGTAACAGATTGTTCACCTGTTCCAACAGAACCCCATTGTCCCTCACTCCAAGATTCACCTCCCCAACCAGAACTTGGAAAGAATGCTGATGAATCACCTAGAAAAAAAGTTGCAGCTATCCCACTGACAGGAATAGTGCTGACTGCACTGTTCCACGAATTATCGCCCCACGAATTAGAACCCCAAGTGGTCGCCATAGGAGATTACCTCCTACGATTAACCAGAGATCCTTAGAATCGCTGCTGTTGATGTTGGCGCTGGAAACTGAATAGTGAACGTACCAGAAGTTGCTGTCTTATCTGCTCCAAAATCTAATACACACACTGACGCGTTTGTAGTGTCAGAAGATGTGTTGTAGATTAAAGCACCTCTAGCAGTTAACGTCACTCCAGTAAATGATCTGTCTGCGAAGTCAACTCTCGCTACACCTGCAGTGATAGAAGTTCCATTGTTAACAAGTAATCCACCACCTGAAGTGTATTGACCACTGTTTCCAACTTCACCTGTCGCTGTAAAGGCAGTTGTTGTAGATGTTAGAGTTGCTGTTGAAGAGTAAAGAGCTAACTTGAACTTATCACCACCAGTTTGTTTGAAATTCATGTCAGCTTCTAAAAGCTGTTTCTTAAATGAATTACAAATTGCTTGTGTTATTGCCATAGTTTTTTCTCCTTAACTTATTTTCCGACTCGAGGA